GCTGGTGCGCGGCGCGGATGGCGCGCAGCACGGTGCTGTTGTCGGTAGCGGTGAGGTTCTCGGGCTTCACGGTGGCCTTCACACCGTAGCCGGCGAACTCGACCTTCGCCTCACGCAGAGCGTTGATGTCCGTGTAGGTCTTCCCGTCGACGCCGATGAGAGCGCCCTTCGCGGCCTTGTCCACGGCGGTGAGACCGGCCGGGACGGAGGCGAACGCGTCCGCGACGATGCCGTTGATCGCCTCGGCGACGGACTCCGCCATCGGGGCGACGACCTGCCGCTCGATGTCGGTCAGGGTGAAGGTCTGGAAATCATCCGGGAGCTTCACCGCGTTGTACACCTGGTCAGAGATGTTGACGTGGGTGTACGGCTCCAGCAGGTTGCTGTAGCTGATCGCGTTCTCGTTCTTGCGGTCGGCGGCGGTGTACTTCCGCGCCTTCTCGATCAGGATCGGACGCTTCACCGTGACAGTCGCGCCACGGCCGGCGACGAACTCCTTGGAGAAGTCCTGGTTCACGATCCGGGCCAGGGTGGACTTGTACTTCAGGGCAGCCAGCGTGGACGTGGCAACCTGCTCGGGGGTGTACAGGAGGTGCTGCGGTGCAGCCATAGCTCCCTACCTTTCGTAGATTCGGGCGCCGATCTTTCCCAGATCGGTCTCACTGTCAGGGGTTGCCCGGAAACCTCCCTGACGATCACCCGTAGCCGGCGGTGCGCCGGGGATACGAGCCTTCCTCCCGACCAGACCCAGCAGAGTCTCCGCATCCCGCGTCAGCTCCTCCGCAGTCGAACCCTGCAGACGCATCGCGAGGTCGAGTGGCAGGCCGGTCTGCGCAGCCACGTCATACTTCGCAAGCTTCAGCTCAGCAGTCGTCGCCCGCTCACGCAGACCCTTCGACTCCCGGTTCTTCTTCCGGAGCTTCTTCAGCAGATCCTTCGTCCCCTCAGACTCGGCGACAACATCATCGTCGTCATCCTCATCGTCGGCGGACTCCTCTGCCCCGTCGCCCTCCACAGCCTTCAGAGCAGCGTCGACCTCATCAGGGGTCGGCTGCTCACCAGCCGTGTCGGACTCGGTGGTCTCATCGGCACCGTCAGGCTGGGTCGGCTCCTCGGCCTGGCCCTGCTCGTCGGTGGTCTCGTCAGTCTGATTCTCAGGCATGTTTCCTCTTCGCTCCGTGGCGTCGTGGGGATGATTCACGGGCACCTGGCCCGTCTGCCTCACAGTTCAGCAGCCCGCTTCCGGTACCGGTCGATCCGCGACAGCAACGCCCGGTGCTCCTGCGCCAGAGCCATCACCGCAATGTCGTCATCCGACTGGCCCGCCTGCTTCAGCGTTGCGATCTCCTCCGCCACACCGTTCGCCCGCTTCTCCAGCTCGTCCGCGTACTCGAGGTACCGGGCAGCATCCCAGTCACCCACGGTCGCGTTCGGCTTCTGCTTCCGCTCCGACGCCTTCGCCGGCTTCGGCCGCTTCCTCCGCCCCGTCGACTGCCCGTGCACCGGCGCCGGACGCCGCTTCCCATCCAGCGGCCCGTCATAGTTCTCCGGCAACGTCCCCGACTCCCGCCACCGCTGCCACGCCAGCCACGGATCATCCTGACCGGACGCGACCTCCGCCCACTCCTTCGCCAGCTCGTTACCCTTCCCCGGCAGGTTGATCTTCCCGTCCACCCGGTACACCGGCTCCATCGTGCAGCAGCAGTGATCATGCACCTTGAACCGGCCATCACCGACGAACCGGGCGTTCGACCCCTCGAAAGCATCCGACCGATACAACCCCACGCCCGGAGCGTCTGCTCCCATGAAGTAGAGGCCGCGGGAAGCGAGCATGGCGCAGAAGGGGCAGGGGTCGGCGTCGACGACGCGGGCGTATCCGACCGGTCCGTTGCCCCGGCGGACTTCCGTTTCGATGACCTGGCGGCCGCCGTCGCCGGCTAGTTTGGTCGCCTTGCCAATGACGGCCTGTTGCGTGCGATTGACCGCTTCGTCCTCGTCGTACCCCTTGCGCGACAGAGTCTTCGACACGCCCCGTGCCGTCGCCAACAGTTCCCGCATGATCTCCACCTCGTCGATCTCCGACGGCTCATCGATCGGCGGATCAGCGTCCGGCGCCTCTACCGCGTGGAACGCATGGAGGTAGTCCACCGACAGCATGCGACTCGCCTCACGGAACCGGGCGACCTCTACAGCAGCCCGCCGGACGAACTCCTCCGACGACTCATCGATACGCCGCCAATCGAAGATCGCATCGAACAACTTCCCGATGACCTCCGCCAGGACAGCAGCAAGCCGAACCTGCTGACGACGATGCTCCTCCGTCAGCTTGTCGCCCGCATACGTGGACGCCACGTCACGCCACCCCAGACCCCAGCGACACGTCAGAGACAGTGCTCTCCGCCTGCCGGGTCAGAGACGCCCGCAGCGGATCCCGGTCATACGCCTCATCCTTGAGACGATGCCACTCCTGCACATCCGACGCCTCAACACCGGGAATCTGGTGCCAGAGACCCTCCGCCGGGATACCGAGCATCTGCGCCGCTTTCCCGAGCGCGTCGACCGCCTGCGCCATCGACCGGATCTCCATGTCCTGCCACGTCACACGGACGAGATCATCATCAGCAATGTCATCCCAGCCTGAAAGGGCCGCTGCAGCGCGCAGCAGGCGGGAGTAGGCAGCGGAAGCATTCTGCTGCCGCTCGTACACCTTCTGCGTGAGGGGAGCCCGGGCCGCCGCCAGCGCCTCCGCACTGAGATTGACCATCATGCCAGTCAGAGCGTGCGCAGGGGTCTGGGAGACTGCAGCAAGGGCTTCGATGTCAGCCCGCCACGAGTTCACGAACGGATCGAGGGCGGTCGCGTCCAGCGTCCCGAACTTCGTCTCCGGGTCCTCCGCCACCAGAATGTCGTCCTGCGCCAACTTCACCTTCAGCTTCTCCGCGGCTTCCTCATCCAGTGCATCGAGCGGCTCCCCGTCCTCATCCAGCTGCGAAGGCAACTCCAGACCAGTCGCCGTCTTCACCTTCCAGCTGTTGAAATGCTGGCTGAGCAGACGGTCGTAACTCGTCTTATTGATCCGGGACGCCGCCGGAATGAACGGCTCCACCTCACCAATGACACGGCCATCGAGGTCCTCCTGGTTGGCGAAGCGGACGACCGGCACGAACTCGATACCAGTGTCCTGCGGTTCGCCAACTACCAGACCGTCCATCTCCGACTCTGGGACCGGCTCCCCCTTCGACAGGTCGACCGACACCCCCGGCAGGTGCAGGCGGTAGGAACCAGCATCCGCGTCGAGCACCTCCAGCGCCGCAGACGGGTACGGGTCACCGAGAGCGTCATACTCCACAGCCATGCGATTCGGCGACACGAACCGCACACGGGCACGCTCCTCGAACGACGTCTGCGCCACACCGTAGGAGTGCCCGTAGGCGACCATCGCCCGATGGTTGGCGATCTGGCCGGACTGCAGGCCATTGCCGTACCAGAGACTCGACAGGTCGTCTGACGGCCCGTCACTGCCGACGATGTTGTCGACGTACATGCACTGCACGACATTGTCGACGACCAGCCGCAGCCACGGCGTCCGCGACAGATCCGCCAGTGCCCGGTGCTCCTGCGTCGCCTTCCGCGGCAGATCGAAGCCACGAGTGACCGGACGAAGCCACGACTCCACACTCGCGCACTTCTGCTGCTGAGTGCTGAGCACCGTCAGCAGTCGGTCGAAAACGCTCTTGATCTGCTCAGGGGTCATGCCCTGTATCGTGCCCCGACCAGCAGAAACACGGTCACTAAGCGACACGCCCCCGCTTCTTCTTCACCACCGGCTCCATCTCCAACCCCCGGACAGCCAACGTCACCGCCCGCAACGGCTCCACCCGCACCTCCCCGAACTGCTGCCACGTCCACGCACTCTTCGACGTACCCACCAGCCGCCGGCGAGCAGTATGCGCGGCGTCGTCCAGCAGCGGATGCTCACCGTGAAGGATCCGAGGAGCAGGATCACCGTCCGCGTCCTCCCGGACGATAGCGTCGTAGACGGTCGCGGTGCCGGAGGTGATGTCACGGGTCGACGCCTGCGACACCGGCACTCCGGCCTCCGACAGGCGCGGTGCAAGCGCCGCAGTGCCCGAGAAGGAGTCGATCACCACCCCCGCGTACGGCTTGTGCTTCTTCACCACCCGAGCCACCTCATCCTGAATCCACGCGACACCCGGCTTCGCCGCGATGATGTCCACCACGATCCGCCCATCAGTGAGCTCCGCGGCGCCAGCGAGGACAGACAGGTCACGATCCGCGGTCACCTCGAGCGCCAGCGACCGCCGCTTCACCTTCGTGCCGATCAACACCTCCGGAGTGGCGAACGACCGGGCCCACAAGTCCACACCGATCGCCGCATCCGTCGACGCGTCAGCCCAGATCCCCAGACGCTCACGCTTGTACCCCTCCTCCGTCATGCCACGGAGGTCCACCGCCTTGATCCAGTCCCAGTCCTGCACATAGCCGAGAGACGGATTCGACTGCTGCACAGCCTCCACAGAGTCCCAGGCGACACTGTCGATGTCGGCAGACCACTCGAAGAACGCGAGGTGCTTCTCCTCGTCCGGCTTCTCGACCGCCCGAGTCCGAACATCACGCAGGACAGTCGAGTAGTCGAACCCGGTCGACGAGGTGTACCAGAGCTGCGGCGACGGCCGGGCCGACAACGTCGGCAGGAGGTCAGAGACCGTCGTCTCGTCGATCTTGAAAGCCTCATCGAGGATCACGAGATCCCCCGAGAAGCCACGGCCGCCACCGCCGGCCGCCCGGGCCATGAAGTCGAGTCGGTTCCCGTTGTTCAGCACGACCGCGGTGTTGTCCGACGAGTCCGGCATGGACCGGACCATTCCCATCAGCTCCGGCTGCTTCTCGATGACCTTCTTGATGTCCCGGAACGCGCCCTTCGTCGTCTTGAACTTGTGCGCCGTGTGGATCAACTGCTCCTCGCCGAAGAGGAACAGGCCGGCCAGCTCCCGAGCCATGACCACCACGTTCTTGCCGTTCTGCCGGGGGACGATCAACCCGACCTCGAACGCCTCCCACCGGCCGTTCGCCGGATTCTCCCCGAGGGAATTGCGCAGGACAAGCTGCTGCCACGGCAGCAACTCGAGACCGCAGGCGGCGGCCAGGTCGATAGCATCGTCGCCCGCTGACGTGTGCCACAACGGTGCGAGGAAGTTCGGAGGCACCTGCGCCCCGACAGGCTCATAGCGCTGCGGGAACGTCGTCTCAGGAACCTCCAGCCGCCGATCCACTGCCGTCGTCACCGAGCCTCCCTCACCGAATCCATCCGCTCCTGACGCTTCTTCGCCAGCTGGTCGAGCATGCCGCCCTCCCCGCCCTTCTTCTTCCCAGCCTGCAGCACACCGATCTTCGACAGAGCCGTGGCGACCGCGGCCTGCATCTGCCGCGCCTCCCCCACCATCCCGTTGACGACGACCTGAGCCTGCAGGTCACCCGAATCGTTCACCTCAGCCTCCGCCAGCTCGAACCACAGTGCCGAGTGCGACGCGAGCGCCGCCGAGAACCGCTCCAAACGGTCCGCCATGCGACACGCCTCAGCCAGGACCGCCAGAGCCGCCGGATTCAGGTCGAACTCCCCGGTCACGTCGTCCCACAGCTTCCGCCCCCGATCCTTCAGGAACGCCGGATACGGATCATCGACCCGGCGCCCACCGTCGATCGCATCGTGGACAGCCGCGGCGACCTCGCCACCAGCCTCCTCCGCCTGCCGCATCCGCTTCTGCCGGCCGGGCTTCCGCTTCTCCACCTCACCAGCCCGATACCGGCGCTGGTACTCCCGGTTCGCCGCCCGGCACTCGTCGCACTGCTCCTCCCCACGCTTCGAGTGCTGCCGGTACCCCGCGACCGTCCCACACTGCTTCCTGACCACTGCAGGTGTCTTCTCTGTCGGCATGACTGTAAACCTACGGTGCCAGTAAAAACCCCCAGCAGTTTCAGACAGCCCTGGAAACGCGCAGGTCCAGACACGAATCGTGCCGAGCCTCCGGCTCGATTCTAGCCGAGTGTTCGATTGGCGTATCGCGGCACCAGGTAAAAACCCGTAGTGCTCGAACCGTGGGCGGAGATTACCCAATACCGGGAGGTGGGGGGCTTGGGTCGGGAGGGGAGGCCTCCCCCAGGGCTTCGGTGGTGCTGTCGAACGGTGTCGAACGTTCGTTCGTGCTTCATTGTTGCTTCATTCGTGATTGTTTCCGTTTTTGAACTTTCTTCGTTCGTGTCGTTCTCGACTGTGCTTCATCGTTGCTTGCTTCATTGTTGCTTCACCAATCAAGCAACGTTGTTGCGTTCTTCGTTGCTGTTCTTCCGTCGCTTCGACTGCTGTTGCATTGCCTGTGCGCTGGTCGTGCTTCACCTCGTGCTTCGTCTCCTCCTCGGCCGACCGGGACGATGTGGTCGAGGGAGAAGGCGCGGTCGTGGTCGGCGGGGAGTTCCATGTCGATGGGGTCGCCGCAGAGCCAGCAGACGGCGAGCTCGGGGTTGTGCTCCAGGTGTCGGCGTTCGCGGGTGACGCGTCGTCGCCAGGCGTTGGATCGTTGGCGTGCTGGCATGGTCAGCCTCTGCCTACTGGGTTGGCGCCTTTGCGCTCCCCGGGCCAGATGCCGAACACCTTCTTGAAGTAGTTGGAGGCGAGGCCTTTCGCGTGGCCGGGGGTCATGTGCTTCGACAGCAGGGCCACCAGTGTGGTCCAGGGGTGTGGGCTGGTGGACCATCGGGCGAGGCCGGCGCCTCGGGTCCAGTAGCGTTCGAGCTTCCGTGCCTTGTAGTCGTTGGCGGGGTTGAGGTCAGCCATGGTGGTTCCTGAAGTGGTCGGCGGCGGCTGTGGTGGCGGCCGTGACGGCGAGGGCCAGGAGGATGGGGCCGAGGATGAAGGCGACGGCCTGGTAGTCATTGAGGGGCATGGTGTGAGCATGGCGAAGCCCCCGTCGTCACCTGGCGAAAGGCGACGGCGGGGGCGGAAAAAGTTGGGGATTCTCCGTGTTCCGACTAGACATTACACAACTAACTATGTATAGTTGTTCTTGTGAGGCAGGGAGCACGACTTCCGCTCACCGGCCCGGACTTCCGGACCGACAACCGCACAGTGGAAGGGAGGAACCCTATGCCAGCAGAAGGCTGGGCCGCGATCATCGCGGCGGTCATCGTCTCCGGACCGGAGTGGATCACCACGATCCGCGACTGGTACCGCGACCACGACGACTAGGAAACCCCCGGCCCTGGCTACTAGCACTAGCCAGGCCCGGGGGAACTCTCTCCACTGTACAGACCACGAAAGGACACACCCGTGAGCACCACCATCCGATACATCGCACTGATCGCCCTGCTCGTCTACCTGATCACCCTCCACCCGTCAGCCTGGGGCATCATCCTCATGCTCGCCGTTCTCGTCTTCAACATCGTGCCCGACGTACTCAACCGCCGGAACCGCAAGCGCAGGGAGGCCTGACCGGTGGACGACATCACCAAGCTGCTGACGCTCACGGATGGTGAGGGGCGCCGCTACTGGACGACGGCACAGTGTGCTTCTTTTCTCGGCATCTCGGCGTCGACCTGGTCGGCCTACGCCACTCGTGGACAGGCTCCGGAACCGGCCGGTAAGTTCGACCGGCTGAAGGTCTGGCGTGTTGCTGAGGTCGAAGCGTGGCAGGCGGGGCGCCGGTCTCAGCGGTGACCGGCCTCCGGCTCCCACAGGACCGTGACGGGCCACTTGATCGCCTTGACGGGGATGGAGATTCGGCCCCACCCGTCCTCAGTCCTCTCGAACGTCTCACCACGGGAGTCGCGGATTATGGTGCTGATAGGGAGGTTCCAAGCCTCGTCGGGGTTGGTGATGACACGCGGCGCGGGCACATGGCGGCGGACCAGTCGGATGCAGTCGTCTGGGACGACCAGTGGCATCTGGTAGCCCTGTCGGCAGACGATCCACCTGTCAGTCATGCGGAATGCCACGGTGTTGTAGCTGGTGGTCCCGCCGAAGCTCTTGGCGGGGTCGGTGGCGATGACTTCCCACGCTTCCCCGGGCGGCACGTCAGCGGGGTCGGGCAGGCCGTCCTTGTCGAGCCAATCCCGGTCACGAACGGGAAGGTCGTCGTACTGCTCGTTGACGCGGCGCATGGTCTCCTCCTGAC